AGAAATGTGCAAAGCACATGCGCAAGAGGCAGTTGTACCAGGATTGAGCCACGAAGGGCAAGAGCATGTATTGTCCGAGATCATTGGACCGATGCGCAGTTATGGGGAGCTGCGTGTCAGGGAGGACAGACAGGCCATTGAGGAGCGCATAGAGAAGTGGTTGAAGGATCATGGGGTTGAGGTGAGGATAGGATATAGAAGCCTGATGGATCAGACCATTGTGCAGACGATCAAGCATGCCGACAATATCGGAATTGGCGAGACGTTGGACGAGGCTCTATTCAATTGGATAGAGCAGCTTCTAGAGTAGTTATCGTAGTGTGTTTGGCCTGCAGTTTCGCAAGGAGCTACAGGCCACAAGTGGAAAGGGTATTCATATTATGGCAGACGATCAGGCTAGGCAGAAGACCCCGGCCAGGGCAGTGGCTGAAGATGTATATACTATCATGTTTAGTGCATTGACAGCCGGACTACACATAGAAGGCATTGTAGATAAGATGGAGATAGAGAGGATAAAAAGCAGGATAGAGACCAGGATTAACTCATTCCAGATAACAAGCGTCGCACTAGACAGAATAGAGCAAGACGACGCAATCACCAGCTTTCTACTCGACATGGGGGCGAAGGTCGAGATGGATGAGTATTTTCACATATCACTTCAAGGCACTCAGGAGAAAGCAGCGCCAACTGGTAAATTCGATGAAGAGTGAGCACTTTTTAGCGCGAAGGGTGGGATTTTGGCGTGAAGGGTGAGCAACCAAGCCACCGGCCATCTGAGAAGCCGCTCCAGAGGCGGATCGTTCTCTCTTGTTTCTGTAAATTCGACGCTCGTTTTGCTGCCTTCGCACGTTCTCTCCTGCAAAGACTTGAACCAGATCCGGCGAAGCTGGCTGTTTTGAATCCAGGTTTGGACGAAAAGCTACGGGCTTCTGTCTACAATTCAGGCAATTCAGGCTCGGGATTTACAAAAACGAAAATGACGAACGGGCTTCTGGAGCCATATTACCCAACAGCAATTGATGAGCTGCTCACCCTTCACGCCAAAATCCCACCCTTCGCGCTAAAAAGTGCTCACCCTTCGCGCCATTTACCACCAACGCTCAAGGATGCATTCCGTTTGTGGGTGTTTGAGTTGGTAATGTCGCGGCCAGGCGCACCACGCAGGCGCAAGCATCAGCATAAATTAAAGCGTAATTATCAATTCCCTAATTGCGTCTGGTTCGAGCACAACGACGAAAACAAAGTCACCTGCTGGGTGACGAATGTAGTGGGGAACAAGCCTATCTATGGAGTGGTCCGCTACTTCGTTGACGGTGATCAACGCGCATGGGTGGAGAGCGATACATTCGACCAGGACAAAGATACGGCGATCAGGTGGTGTAGAGAGAAGATGAAGGCACTGGCAGAGGAGCAAAGTAAATGAGCACGACGTGTGAAGTATGCGGGGTCAACTGCAGGGGCAAATGTGGGAAGTGCAGCGCAAGGTTGTGCGCCGCACACAAGCCCAAATCTGGCTGGGCAAGATGCGCGATCTGTAATGTGCAGAAGCATGGCAATTATGGGAGGCAGACACAGACGCAGCGATCTAGCACGGCCAACCAGGGAACCGCATATTACACACCTCGCACGCGCCCGGACTTTGAGAACATGCAGCCTGGCGAGGTACTAGCATTCTTCTATGGTTGCAAAGGCAGGCTAGAGGCAAAAAGGATACGGGAACGCAATTATTTAGATCGGCGGGCAGCTCGCGGGGCACATACGCCAACAGATGATGCCTATGAGGCTGATCAACTACTAGAGTTTGATTTACTTGACTTGTTAGATTTCTTAGCAAAGAAGTTAGGGGAGATATAGGAATGAGCATCTTAGCAATCATTGATCTAGACACCAACCGCGAACGTGGCCAGTCTGAGAACATCATGGTAGTTAATAATAGCGAACGCTCCAGCCTCGCCCGTGAGTATGCTAACCATTTTAGTAGACGCGAACAAACCAGCGCATTCTTTACGAAAATGTTTGATGTAGACCTGGTCAAGCATGATGTGATCGAGGGCCAGGCTAAAGACCTGCTAGAGCGCATAGAGGCACGAGGGGCACAGGTAGTCTATCTGACAAATCGACCACATACTATGCAAGAAGCTACAGAGAAATGGCTTATCGATCAAGATGTGTATTACAAGAGTTATTTCAAGAATTACGGCACTGGCGAGATTGCGCCAGATGGCAAACCTGACACTGGCGACCGCTTCATCAAAACAACCACGTGGAAGGCGCGCGAGGTACAGCGCATCATTACAGAAGTTGAGACCAGTCTGAACGAGAAACTTACCTCAGTACTCTTTGTGGACGACGAAGAGGCCAACCGCGCAGCCGTGGCCGAGATTGGCGATCCACGCATCCTAATACGCTGCAGCCTGGAGGATGCGGCAACACATGACTTCCAGAGATATGAGGTTGAGCAGGATACTCAACCATTCTTGAAGCGGTTGAGAGAGTTAGCCAACATCCTGGAGATGCACGAAGCATTCGAGGCACAAGATAAGTGCCAGTTAACTATCACCAGTCCGGTGGTCCCCGGACAGGACACGACAGGGCAACATACCAGTGTCATGATTGAGAGCTGGCGGGCTACAGCATACGCACCTGACACTGACCCTAACCTACGCTACTACCGCTATAACGAGCTATATCCACAGCGCAACGAACTTTCGGAAATAGAGCAGATTATTGCTTTGCAGGTATGTTGCAATAGCGATGGGAAAGTAGTTTCGGTCAAAATGGCGAAGTCAGGGCCTGCGCTTTCATTGATCAATAAATTGGAGGAAGTATTCGACGAACCAGAGAAGGCACAAGCCTATGCCGACACGTGGGTAGCGCACGCCATTGAAGAGTTCGGCTATGTGGAGGTTGCAAAGGCGCAACGAGGGATGCAGTTGCTAGGCAAACCCGCCCTTGATGCATACATAGCTCACCTCCGTCAGAAAAGCGAGGAGATCAGGGCGGCTCTCAGAGGCGGTAAAGCCGATGAGTAGCACCATCTTTGAGCGCAACCTGGACGGGGTGATTGTGCCACGCCAGAATGCCCAGGTTCGCATATTCCTCGGAGAGAAAGAGCAATGGCGCACCTATGGACGTCGCCGTCAGATGATCGGGGAAGAAAAGATTTACGAGCTTTGTGAACTACTAGAGTTCTGGCCTGATCATGATTATAGGATGAAAATGAGAGGGCGTGTGCTGGTACGCCCAACTCCAAAACTTCTAGAGACCTACGCCGGTAAGCCGGGCATACCATACGACGAAGGATGGATGGAGTTGCGCGAGACGGAGCTGCACCCGGAGGACCGGGAGAACCTGTATATACATTGCGCGCGTAAGTTAGACGGTGGAGCACTCATTATCCATCGGGCTCGTCCCGACCTGGACGGAGAAGAAAACAAGGATGAACAGCAATAAAGTAGCAGGGCAGTGGGACAAGGCTGATATTATCAGACCAAACGATGTCACAGTAGGGGATGATCATGTAGCATGTTTGCACGAGAAAGGTGCGCTACGGGTGGCTATCCGCTTCCTAGTTAACATACTGGCTGATAGCGATGGACGAGAGATTACACCGGAGGAGAAACAGAAGATTGTCGAGTGTTTTCAGGATATACAAGAGGTTATGAAAGGAGAAATAAGATGCGACCAGTATTAACCATTCATTGTGATCCGATGATCCTCATTTCCATGTTCACAATATCATCAAGAACTATGCCTCGTGAGAAGGGTGATGTGATCAGGGAGCCGCATGTAGATGATGAGACCGGAGACGGGTTTATCACCGTTGTGCTCAGAGAACAGGAGGGCACGACAGAGGAGATCATCAGGGACATCATGGACGCGAAGCCAGAGGGCAGCAAAGTAACCAGGGGCCAGTGGATAAGATCACTTATAGCGATAGGCATAGCTAAGGGGGCAGATCTGCATATAGATGATTGGGTGTCAGGAGAACGGACGCTAGACATTGCCACAGGTATCACAACAGATAGTCAGGGCCGGGTGATTTACGAGCCAGGACAGGAGGGATAAAGAATGCCGGAGGAACGAAATTTCAAGAAGTATGTCAAAGCCAGGGCAGAACTTGACAAAAGGCTTGCCAAAGCTGGGATACCAGAGAGTGAGTACCTAAATCTTCTAGATCTGCTAGAAACGGTCACTGAGACATATCTAGAAGATGCACGGCAAAGCCAATTTTTCGATGATGCTAACGAATTGGCAATTAGCATACAGGCCGCAACCGAGAAGAAAATAAGACAGGTTTCTACTTACTTGCGCAATTTCGCCGAGCACATAGTAAAGCACGCCTGCAACATCCAGGACGATGCAAAGATACAAAGCATTGTGGATAGCTTGCCACAGATGAACGATGGAGATGTAGAAGAAATTGGGGATCAGGAGAGATAGAAGCGATGGCAATACATTTTCTAACGAATGAAATGTGGGAGAACCTGAGCAACACGCTATTCAGCATAGCTAATCAGTGCCTTGAAGAACACAAAGAACATACCGTAAGCATTGAAGTTTCAATGGTGATTCTCCAATCAGTTGAGCATGGCGAGCAATGCCAGATATTGTACGGGCTAGCCCGCCTACAGATACGATCTTTGGTGCAGGGAGATACACAGGCCTACCAGATTGCAACCAGCGCTCACGACCATGTCAAGCGTTTGATGAAGACATATCAGCAAGCATGCTATGATTGCAAAACGATCCACGATACCACCTACGATGAGGATTATATGATTTACCTGTGTAAGGCTTGCCAGTTGAGCAGGAAGGGATAGCTGAGATGGAAGCACAGATTTTTGTACCAGCACCTACAACATTCATGGTGCGGATCAAAATACATGGTACTTGGAGACCTGTCTTAAACTGGCATGAGTTGCAAGATGAAGCACGCCAGGCCGCTGAGCCAGAACTGCGAGAGCGCTGGAGAGTGCACCAGAAGAAGCTAGTCATAGACGCTATTCATGCGTTGGAGACTGACAGCATCGAGGCGCTGATGAAGGTGGCGACGAGCCCAAGCATGTGCTATGCTTGCCCACCAGAGTTAGCGGCAAAGATAGAGGAAATATAGATAGATGGACAAGAGAGAGCGATCTGAAACACAACTGATGAGGAAAGCATATCTTATAGCAGCAAAGAACATAGAAGCATCTGCAGAACAGTTGGATCAAGAGCTACCAAACTATACACGCATAGAAAGAGAATCGGTTAGAGCACATATGAGGGACATTGCACAGAACTTGCGAGATCTAAGAAAAGTAGTAGCCTGCAATTAGTTTTGAGATGAAATAGAAAAGTTCTGCCAGTGCACACGTGTGCATCATCAAAATCCGATGGAACAAGGTAGATAGTTCGTTGTATTATTGTGGAGCTTCCCAAAATGGAGAAACGGCGCGGTAGTGTGGGGGGGGATGATAAACAGGGGAGCCAGCGGTAGAAAAAATAGTAGTAGAAATGGAGTCGCCGCACCGGAGTCAAATCTTAGCAGGTTTCTCCAATGCGGCGTATCAATATCGATGAACAGAATAACACATAGCTTCACTCGTGTCAATATATATCACGTCACATTCTCCAGAATAGCCAAAGTGGGGGGTGCAGCATGAGCACCACTACTACCACAACTGAGCCAACACCAAATAAATATATTTACGATGAGTTCGCCGGTATCAGAGGCGAGAAGTATCTGAACACTTTAGCCGAACTTATTTTGACACAGGCCCAGGCGCGAACCTGGAGAGCCGCGATGATGTTTCAGGCACCAGGCAAGCAACTCTATGCTGGAGCTGATAAGATATCAGAGAAAACACGACCAGGCGGAAGAAAAATATACCTAGACATGCAGAGCCTTCAGAGAAGTGGCATGATGGCCAGAACACACGAGCTAGTCACAGAGAAACAGAAAGATGGGTCATGGAAACGCTTCAGGGCCGCAATAAAAGACTTCTCCTACTTCTACCATATGGCCCATGAATATCACCTCTGGTTGCAAGATAAAGAGAACTACATAGAACCCACGTGGGATAACCAGGACTTTATCAAGCAACTAGACGAACCAACCAAACAGAAGCTTATGAGGTTCGATGTCTACAGACGTATTCTGACGCAGAATAAACCCGGTCGCAAGAGAAAAACACCCCCAAACAGCTACATGGCTCCACAAGCTTCCTCACAAGACGAGAAACTGAACAACTATTTTTTTGCTTCTTCACCAAATCGAAATAGTAGTGGTAATGTTTTAAATTCGATAGAGAATTCGAATTCCGTATCCATCTTTGAAAGCTTGCTTAATGGGAACGGAAATTCGATTTCTGACTTGGAGAAGGAACGGGTTAGAACATCCATACCAGAGGTAACAAAAGAGCAAGCATTCATACTCAGTAATTTCTTTTCTCCAGAACAGTTAAGGGTGATGGTAGGCACTGGCTATAAGCAAGCAAGCATCAATGCTTCTGATAGTCATACACTACAAAGTAAGCAGACAAGTAAGCATGATTACACAACCGGAGAGCAGATAGAGCAAACATTCAACTATCCACCAACACAATCGAACTTTCCACATTTTGAGGAAATAGCGCCGAAGCAAGCAATCAGTGATAATGCAGAAAGGTATGCTGAGAGCATAGGTGAACCGGAGGGATCGGGGCCGCTGCGATATGCTAGTAGCATAGATGATAGTCACCGGCAGTATCATGAAATGGTGAGGAGCCAGGCGCAGGAACATATACTGCAGCGAGCAGAGCACAAACGCCAGAAATGGCAGCGTAAGCAGTGCTGGAACGAGCAGCAGAAGGAGGAGCACGCCAGACGCGAGGCTTATAGGGGAGAAGTATTAGCGCTTTACTTCGGCCCAACAGTTAAAAAACTATCCCTGCAGTTTAGCGACGAAGAACCAAGGTCGTCGCTCAAACTCGTGAGAGATGAGTGGCAAACCTGGAAAGAGCGAGGCCTGAGTGAGAGAGGTTTCAATCAACTTCTTGAGCAGTGCAGAGACATAGTAAGCCATCGTGCAATCAGGAAAAGGACGAAGGACGGCAAACAAGTGCTCAGGATGCCGTATTTCCTGAAGTGTCTGCACAATGAGATTGAGAAGTATACAACGCCTGGCAGCGGATATTCATGGGTGGATAGCCAGAACCAGAACGAGACAGAACCAGAAGAGTACAAGGTATCAGATAAATTAATGGACGAACTGGGGTACTATCCTCAGGACGAGACAGAACCAGAAGCAACAACCGACAACAGTGTAGTGCCAACGGTCACCAGCGCTGCGGAGGAGGACGATCAGGGGTGGCCAGTACCATCAGCTAGTATCACTGGAAGACTTAGGAGTAAGGGTATGAATTTGGATGATATTATCTTTGAACAGGAAAATGAGATTTATCACACCGGCCAGCGCATTGTACGCCAGGTCAATAAAATAGAAGATGGCGTACAGGTTGACGCCGCTTCTCAGTCCAACTATGCCAAAGAGGGGCAGAGCCTGAGCGCTCTACGTACGAGGATAGGCAGGGAGTTGCTTGATAACTCTAACGTTCAAGACATGGCACCACAGACACAATTCACTATCTCTCATAATGCTATGTCATGCAAAAAATGTAAGGGCATCATTTTCTATCATATACAGGGCCCCAATAACAACAGAATGAGAATGTGCGCTCATTGCCAGCCTTCACAAAAATGGGATCAGCCCACCCGACAGCGTTTACTCTCGGTTATCAATTCAATACCAACTCTCGACCAGGTCAAAGCAATGATAGAGAAAGAGCAAGAAAAGTAACATTAGAAAATGCTTAGAGATAATTTAGATTATAACTTGTAAGATATTTCTATCTACTGATCGTTATGATGCATAGATGTATAAATAATTAATTTATACAACACAAGAAAGAAGAGTAGTAGATAGAGGTAGAACAAATGTTGTTCAGGCACAGCCTGGCAAAGAAAAAAGCAAGTTCTGTAACACAAGTCAACGGGGCCAACGTACACATAGACGTGTATATCGATCAACAAAACAATATAAACCAGGCGGCTAACAAGGAAATGGATATACAAAGGTGCAAGCTAGTGATGCTTGCGACACAGACAGGGTTCCGAAATGTAATTTTAGGTAGTGGGCGTGAGATTGGATATGGTCCGTCATGCTGGGCAGAGTTCGCAGTAGAGTGCTCAATGGATGAATGCTGTCAAGCACTATTCCTACTCAAGATCATTGCCACCAAGCAGAATATAGTATGCATAGGATTTTAATTTGAGTAGCAGATTGAAAGGAGTCAGTTAGTAAAATGTCACATATCGTTAAGGCTGCGGAATTAAGTTTCCCAGAGTGGTGCCAGTCACTAACCAGGAGAACAGATTGGGGCATTGTGGATACCGAGACAACGGGGTTTAAAGGCGAGGTAATTGACCTGGCTATTGTGTCTCACGACGGACGGACGTTATTTGATCAGTTGATCAAGCCGACGATCCCGGTAGAAGCTGGGGCGCAGGAAGTTCACCATATATCTGAGACAATGTTGCAAAGCGAGAAGACACTAGCAGAGCACTGGCCAGAGATTGAGCCAGTACTACAGGGGAAACTGATCATCACGTACAATGCTAAGTTCGATATGCAACGCATTGTGCAGAGCTGTCGGGCCAACGGCATCGCTTCACGATCAAACATTTGGATCTGCGCGATGGATAGCTATGCAAGATATTACAAAGCCCCAGACAAATATGGGCGGCCAGGTGGATGGCAGAAATTAGAAAAGGCATGCGAGCAGCAAGGAGTTAAGAAGCCAGATGGGCAGCAGCATAGGGCAGCATTCGATGCTTTATGGACCTGGCGGCTGATTATAAAGTGCGCGGAGCTGGGCGACCAGGTCGCGACATATAAGACAAAAATAGCCGGTGGTAGTCAAGCCACAAGAGAGATGATATAATTCTGGTAGGACTGCTACAGAAGCGACCTTTATTACCCTTACCACATACCATCCCAAAGAAATGGCTTCTAGGACCGCCGCACGAGAGAAAAGGAACCTGCGCACGAAATACAGACCAGTGCGCAGGTTCCTTTTCATTATAATTGTTTTATGTTATTATTCAAATGTAGAACAAGAAGAAGTCGTTTCAACTTACTATCTCCTTTACTACTACAGAACGCATACGAAACGTACCCTTTTACTTTTGTGAACGAGAGAACACAAGGCAAGCAAAAAACAAGAAGCCGCCCAAACAGACCGGGCGGCTTCTTGTTATTGTGGTAAAGGTCGAACAGGTAAACAGCTAAAATTACAAGCTTTATTTAAGCTTGTATATACTCAGTATAACACCAGCAAAAACAAGAAGCGCTTGCAGATAGCTATCTGCAAGCGCTTCTTATTCTTAACCTGCTGAGATAATATGCCTTAAATATTAAACCATACTGGTTAGAAAGGGAATTCTGTGACCAGTATATCATACATATTTAAACAAACATATAGGGTGCAGCCTCGTGCAGCTCGCGGTACTTGCCATAGATCTTACGGCCATCAACCCTAGTATTAATGATCTGCAGTGTTCGCCCATTGTGATCCAGGACCGACACGATCAGGCCATCCGCAACATCTTTGATAATATAGTCGGGCATCGCAGGGCCTGCGGTAAAAAGCAAGAGTTCGCCACGCCTGGCGCGTGAAGTTACGGCGGTCGCTTTCTTCTTTTTGCGCATGTGCGTGGCGGGTGACTTGCCGATCAGGGACTTTCGCGGCAGCGGCATGATAGTTACACCTCTATCCTTTATAAAGTACAACGTCCGCATCTGTCATCTATCACCCAAAGCAGAATAATAGCTCATAGGTATCTTGCTCACTGTGGTTCGTTTAATGGCAAGGTCGAGGGCCTGAATGCCACACACGCAGGGTAACAAGCAAAAGGCATCCAGCAAAATCGTAGTAAGGCACCTTAACACCGCTTGCAGAGCAATACCACAGGTGGACAAAACGGGCACTCATCTATATGAAGAGAGCATTTAGATATATCACATGTACACAGGACATATGCCAAACTATAATGAAGATATGAGCGATGGACCATACGGCATAACTTACTATTCATCTTCCAACAGTGACACATTAAAGAGCCAGGCGATTACCGACATGCAGGCGCTTGGCGTGACCTGGTTGCGTTATCAACTACATTGGACATCAATCGAAAATCCACAGAACACCTATACCTGGACTGCCCTGGACGATGCCGTATCAAAGTGCAATACCGCAGGCATAAACATCGTGTTCGTCATTCAAGGCGCGCCAGCTTGGGGACTATCAGGCTCAATACCATCAGCCACACCCAGCGCGACATTCGCCACCCAGGTGGCCACCAGGTACAACGGCAGCAATGGCCACGGACACCTCGACGCGATAGAGGTCTTCAATGAAGAGTTTGATAGTGTCGTAGGGCACACCGATGGAACCGATTATGTGGCAGTAGCAAAGGCGGTTGTGATAGCGATCAAGGCCGCAGGGTTCACGGGGAAGATCGGCGCTGCTGCGTTGTTGGGCGCAGGATCGACGAGCCACATCACGACCTGGTTGCAGAATATCTACAATGCTGGTGTGCCGCAGTTGTTTGATTATCTCAATTTTCATTACTATGTGGGGAGCGGAGTACCAGGTATCTCTGGCACAACTGGCAACAATAGCCAGTTTCTTATCTCGTTTGATCAGTACTGGTACACAATGCTACAGGTGATAGCCAACAACAACGACGCAGGGAGACAAATATGGTGCACTGAGGTGGGTTGGCCGACGAGCACGACCGGTGGCTATGGATCTACGGCAGTAGTAACCGAGGCGCAACAAGCGGCCTATCTACAGTACTGTTTGAACTCGGCCAGGCTATCTAATTGCATGCAGAAGCTGTTCATCTATACGATGGACATTGCTACATCAAACAATGATGGTATGAGCATCACGCAAGGGCTTTCTCCCAATGAGTTTTTTCTGGCCAGCTTCTCTATGTTCCAGCAGCAGATATTGAGTTACCCGACCTGGCCGACACCATCCACATCATATAATCCTCCCATTGAAGTCTCTGCGCTGGTCGCCGATAGTTCGGTTACTCTGGCAGCACTACAGACCAGGACCATAACAGACACAGGTGTCGTGTGGCAGATATACCTCAAGGATAGGTTGGGAAAGAACGCTATAGACCTGACCAATCTTTCCTACCTTAATTTATTCATGAGAATAAAGAATATTGGTACAGGCGGAACAAACACGGGAGTAGGGACGTTCAAAGTACTCAATGCTACGCAAGGGCTAATCAGCTATCAGTGGAATGTGGATGATATAGGCGTAGTGGGGTCATACAGCATTCAAGTAAGCGCATATTTTCCCACAGGGCCAGTACATTTCAACCTGGTCTCATTAACGGTAATTACTGATTATTAATACAGATTATTTATTGGGGCGGATAGGGAGGGGAACAACATGACGACACCACAGCCAGCACAATCCACATCGGTTATAGATCCAGCGACAGGATATCAATTAAAGCCAAATAGCGACGGTAGTCTAAATACAACTTTGGATGCGTCTAATATAGCTTTAGAAACAGGCGGCAACCTTGCTTCGTCTAAAACCGATCTTGATAACATCCTTACAGCTATTGGCGCAATTTCAGATAGCACATGGAGCGGTTCAGGTAATGGCTCACAGGTAGCAATTCTTAAGAAGGTAGTGGCTCTACTGGCGGCTACACTTAGCGTCTCAGGCACTATTACGGCCAATGCTGGAACAAACCTGAATACTTCACTCCTCGCGCTTGAGACAGGCGGCAACCTTGCGTCGATAAAAACCGACTCTGACTCTATCGTAACGAATACCTCAAACACTGCGACAAACACATCGAATACAGCGACTAACACCAGTAACATCAATACTCACGTTACGAATATTGATACAGCGACAGCAGCGTCAAAAACTGATCTTGACTCGATTGTTACCAATACCGGGAAGATCCCAGCACAGGGAGCGGCTATAACATCAGCAAGCACACCTGTCAATATTGCCTCTGATCAAACGGTTCCAGTAAAAGGTGGTTTTGCAGAGCAAGCCAGTCTAACAGCAGGAAGTCTCAATGCTGATTTGGTCGCAAGTACTGATGTTTCGGCGTACAAATGGATGAGTATTCATGTTGTCGGAACATATTCCGGCACGCTCACATTCCAGGCATCTAACGATAATAGCAACTGGATAAATATCTTACTTTATAGAATAGATTCAGCAAATTCCCTAAATGCCTCAGCCACAACAACACTCACTAATGTTATTTTTGCTGGTCAGGTCCAATATCGCTACCTACGCATACGTATGACATCTTATGCAAGCGGGACGGCACAAGGAACACTTGAGCTTTATACACAAGCGACATCTTTTAACCTCAACACACTAACCGCAGTCCAAGGAGGTACATGGACCGTTCAGCCAGGGAACACACCTAATACAACGGCATGGCTTGCGATGCCGTCAGGTGCTACTAGTGCCATTATAGCCGCAGGTGCAACAGGACCAACGGTAATCAAAGCGAGCGCTGGCATCTTCTATGGAGCATTGATAACTTCAGTGGGGGCAGGCGCACCACTTGGCTACGATAACGCTACTACGACATCAGGCAATATCATTAGCGCAGTGGCGGCAAGTGCGGCTGTTGGTACTCGTGATACTCCTCCCTCTGTAGGAAGCAAATTTACTAGTGGCCTCACTTTTGCCGGTGGAGCAACGATGCCAGCAATGACAGTATTCTATAGTTAAGGAGATAAATCATGCCAGTCAATCATGCAGTAACAATTCCATCAGCAAACAACTTACCTGATCCATCGGGAACACCTATTGATCCTGATCAACCAAACCCAACTTCAGACGATCCATGGCAGTGTTCATATGCATGCACCATCACAGGTCACACCGATACAGTACAGTTGCTTTGGGATGGACAGTTCTTTTCGCTCACAGATAGTGAGGCCAATGATCCAAACTTCGGATCAGTAGCATTTACTTACGATCCACCCCTTACCTAATAAATATCTATCTATCACCTATACACAGTCTTGTTTAATAACTATAATGAAATATGTAGGCGAAGCTTATTAGATCGATCATTGTATGCGAGCCATTCAACAGGCGGGGCGGCATGTTGCTCAGATATGTTGCCCTACCTCCTGATAATTGGGCGGATGGGAGGGTTGTAGGGAACATGGGAAAACTCTTTCATCACCAACTGCCAGATCACCAGCACATCAACGTCAACGAGATCCACGACGAGCAGCTTACCATCGGGCAAAGAATTGCCGACCAGGTCGCCACGGTTATGGGCAGTTGGAATTTCCTCATCGGCCAGGCACTTCTGCTTACTATCTGGTTCATCATCAACTCAGTGGCATGGTTCTATCACTTCGACGCCTACCCCTACATACTTTGTAATCTCTTAATGAGCGCACAAGCAGCCTTCGCCACACCTCTGATTATGATGAGCCAGAATAGACAGGCCACAAAGGACCGGCTAACAGCCGAGAATACCTACAAGGTCGATGTGAAGTCAGAACAGGAAGTACGCGCGATCCTGGCACATATGGAGGCCCAGGACGAGGAGCTGTTGAAACAGACAAATTACCTCATAGAGCTAATTGGACATAAAAAGAAAGAGGCTATAAATGGATAGATCACCACACTCGCCAGTGCAACCCAAATGTGAGCATGCATGCAAAGATGGAGGGTCAGCACCGTTTTATACAATCTACGAGAAAGACGGTGGAGGCTGGAGGACTGGCAGGAGTACAGTGATTTGCCACACCTGCTTTCACACTGGGGTGAAGCCTAAGTACAGAGGCGATCTTACAATTACACCAGTGGATGAGATTATAGAAGGTTCTCTGCATGTGGCCGAAGAGAAGAAGACAGCCAGCCAGATCGAGACGAGAGTTGAGGTTATTGGCCCATCTGCGCCAGATGTAAGAGATCATGACGGGATGATGGACGTCTCTCATTATGAAAAAGATCGTGAGGAACACCGGAAAAGGAGGACGGCAAAAGAGAGTAAATAGCAACAAGTAGACGGTGTTACTTATCACATCTATACCCGTTGAATTAGTGATTTCATTAGAAAATCACTAGTTTAAAAAGAGGTATAAGATGCAAGAGTTAACACCTTTCGAGGGTTCTCACAAACCGTCAGTAGGACAAATAGCCGACTATTACGCAAGGCAACATGTTTTTATGGAAGAGCAGCAAGGCAAATCTTATAACACCAGGCGCAGATATAAAAATGATCTAGAAATATTCAGCCAGTATCTTGAAGAGGCTGGGCTCTATTTGCCTGAAGAAGAATTACACAATAATCCACAATCATGGGGTCAGATTTCCTATGGTCTGGTTGCAGGCTTCGTACAATGGCAACTTAAAAAGGGGTATGCTATCGGTAGCTGTAACATTAGATTATTCACCGTGAGAAAATTTGCAAAGCTTGCATTTAAGGCTGGGGCTGTTAACAACGAAACATGTCAGCTTATTAACAGTATCAAAGGTATTAGCCCGACAGCAGGACGTAACATTGATAGAGATCGGCAAACAAAGAGGTGCGGCAGGAAGAAGGCAACACCAATTTTCCTTTCATCTGAACAGGTTACACAACTCAAGCAGCAGCCTGAGACGCCACAGGGATATAGAAACCTTTTGCTCATATGTCTGCTTGTTGATCTTGGTCTCAGGTGTGGCGAGGTTGGACGTGCAGGTGAGATTGAGAAGCTTACTGCAGAGAGCATTACTTTCAGTAACAGGACTATCAGATTTTATCGGGAGAAGGTTGATAAGTGGCAAACACATAGGTTGTCTCACGACACTATAGAGGCTGCGCGAAAGTACTTACCAACCATTCAGGCTAATGGGCCGCTATTCTATGGGTATAAAGGTAAGGCTCTATGCAACAATACGATTAATTACATTATTAAACAGTCAGGCAAAAAGATAGGGATAGCAAACCTATCTCCGCATGATCTAAGGCACACATGGGCTACTAATGCAGCAAGAAATGGTACACCGCTACATGCGCTTAAAGAGGCAGGTGGATGGACTTCAACGTCTACAGCCCTGTCTTATCTTGAAGCCAATAAGATAGCCAATGATGGGGTGGTGCTGGGATAACACTATTATACATAGGGAGGCGGCAGCGTGGAAAGTGTGAAAGTGTTTTTATACAAAAATAGAGTACAAAGTGTAGCTTGCCTGATTCTCAATGCGTAGGGCAAGCTACATTATGATTATTGGCTGCACAACGCCACGCAAGATAACAAATACTTCCAACAGGCAGCAATCCACTACGCACAAGCGAACGGCATCAACCTCATCGAGACCCATAATCAAAACATAGATAGATGGATCAGGAAAAATACGCATGTCGGCAGCATGCTCCAGCAAGAGCGCAACATGATGCAATGGGTAGAGAACATAGCCAGGCACGCCGAGAAGATTGGTGTGCCAAATGATGAGATTTACGAATTCACCACCAGGGCGGAACAGATCGTTATTGTGCCCAGACCGCTTGTAACAGTTGGGTTAGATCTGTCTACCGATGAGTTACACCGCACACGTACATGTAGTGGAACTGCGTGGAAGGTGCTGGACTATCCACTAATTGAGCTTGAGTACAGTAGACAGGACTGCATTAAGATCGTTGAGGATGCAAGGCTACAAGTGCAAGGAGAGAAGCAAGAGCAGTGTAGAGAGATCATTATGAAGGGTGGAGGATGAGGGCATGAGTAGAAGACGAAGATACAAAGCGCAGCGCATACGCGAGCAGGACCAACAGAAGCGTGTAACAGAGCAGATCGATCCTACCGTTATGTCAGGGCCTACAGGAACGCAGGAAGACTGGTATTGGTCCCGTTACACCAACGGTACTGATGAAGATTTCTTATGGCGAAGACTTAGCGACCAATTTTATCTAAAAGATGTAATACCTTCAACTTATTTAGAAATACATAATCAATGTTATGAAGCTTACCAGGCCAACCCCCTCGCCTTCGCCATCATAGAACTAACAACTAGCTTTGTGTTAGGCGAAGGTATCACAGTGGCCGCAAAAAACAAAAGAGTGCAGCAGGTAATAGATGCTTTCTGGCAAAATCCAGAGAACCACATGGACGAGCGAACTTACAGCCTATGCACTGAGCTAGCTTTGTACGGAGAGCAATTCATCCACTTCTTTGTCAATCAGTATGATGGTAGCGTGGTCATTCGCCAGATAGATCCTTCCTTAATCGATCAGATCGAGACAGACCCCGAAGACGTTGAGAAACCTTTGCGATACCATAGAAGACCAATAGCCCAGATTATGAGCGCCACCTCCGGCGATCCACCCAACTTCGACCCGACCCAGGAGCAAGACACACAAGGCCAGTGGTTCACGGCCAGAGATGAAGTGCTCCAGATTGCCATCAACAAAGTCAGCAACGCCAAGCGTGGTAAAAGTGACCTGGCTACCCTTTTGCCGTGGCTCAGAAGATACAAAGATTGGCTTACTGACAGGGTGCGTATCAACAAATTCAAGGCCGCGTTTCTGTGGGATGTCCAACTCACAGGCGCAGATAAAAAGACCATTGACCGCAAGAAGATGGAGTACACCTATCCACCAGAACCCGGAAGCGTGATCATCCATAACGAGGCGGAGAAGTGGAGCGCGGTCGAACCTAACATCAACGCCGGGGATGCTAGCGAAGATGGGAGGCAGATCAAGCTCATGGTAGCAGTTGGCGCAACCCTGCCAGAACACTATCTAGCCGACGGTGACAACGGCAATCGAGCAACTGCGTCAGAAATGAGCCTCCCGACATTGCTCAAGTTCAAGAGGCGGCAGCGCATACTCAAACATATGCTTACTCTTATACTTGATCGGGTGATAGCCGAAGCGTTGAAGGCCGGGAAGTTGGGGCCTCGGATAGATACCAGCTATGACATCACTTTCCCAGAGATCGATAGCGGTGAGCACCAGACACTGGCCCAGGCGATGAACTTCCTTGTGCCTGCACTACAGACCGCTGCGGCTCAAGGTTGGGTATCCAGAGAGACTGCTATGCGTATCATGTTCGAGTATTGCGGCGAGGAGGTGGATATTCCCGATGAGATAAGTAAAATCATGGCACAACAACAACAGCCTGCGCAACAAGCAGGGCCAGGAGCACCACCACCAGGAGCACCACCTAATAACGGCAATGCACAGGCAGACCCACAATCACAGATGCCGCTCAGTCAGCAACCGTCAGACTTGCCGCCGGGGTTGAACGGCTACGGATCAGGAGTTCATCCAACAGTTTTGTATGATCGGGGGTATTAGATAGATGAGAGCAGGAACAAGTATGGCAGTCAACAGAGACATCGTAATGATTGATAGGTTCCCGGATGATGAGAAAGCTATCCTGATAAGAACCTGCCCCGTCATCATGGCTCAAATTATGCTGCGTGATAAGCGCATCAGAGAGCTTGAGAGCCAGGTGAAAGGCTTAGAGGGCAGGGTGCGGGAGGTAGAGCCAGAGATGTTGTTTGTACAGGAGACATTACTAGAGCTACCAGGAGATTAGGTAATGCCACTCGACGCCAATAAGATTGCACACATCCAGGCCATAACGCTCAAATCATACACAGGTCGCCAGAAAACGGTCGTGTTTGTTTACCTCATTTCTGGCAGTTACAGTTATGTTGCTACACAAGTGATCTTTCGTCCGCAGGATGTTATTGACCCGGAGATACCAAACATAGCAGGCGAGGCTCCTAAGCAGCGATACGACATGCTCATGATTGCGCCTATCACCACGAATTTCGCTGGACTAGTTATGGTATCGGATACAACCACGGCCACGAGCGGAGCGGTGGCAGCCGCCGCCAAGTACGAACCGATTGAGACAATTCCGGTCGGCATTGTGCCAGGCGGCACACACTATGTTGTGCAGTTAAGAAGATTGCGCTAATTTTTTTACGGCTTTGCTCATAGATTGAATAGTAATAGATTGAGTGACATACTATGAGCAAGAGCATTTTGTATGATCATACAAATTGACAAGTTGAGGAGGAGGATTTACATGGGGGAGTTTGATCAAATTATTGAAGCAATGCTACCAGAGCCAACACTATCACCACCGGAGCCAGTTCACCCGGTTCCACAAGGCGGCAACATTCCACAGATGAACCTGGCAGGGGTTGATGGGTATCCTTTCAACGTAGCCAGTGGCTATGCACGGCAACCTATGCCTGATCCCGGCAAACCAGCACCATACGATCCAGTGTTAAGCGGCTCGCCGGAGTGCGCAGGATACGACATGGCCAACCCTGCACCAATGCCGCAGAACCTGGCAGGGGTTGATGGTATGCCGACTCCAGGTTACATGGCAGATCAGCAGACAGGGACGTGGAAGCGCAATGTAGGCGGGGATTATGGCATGTCGGTTGGCGTGGATTGCACGATCAAGCCATACGATCTGACAGAGCCAGGCATCAATTATTCTATCGGTGGCGAGTTCGAGCCTGATCCGATGATGCCCGACCTGGAGGACTACAATAAGCCAATGGGCCTGGATATTCATAATCCCATCCAGACAGGCAACCTTTTCACGCCTGATCCTGTGTTAGCAGACTTGACTCAGTACGATGTGACTGGCGGCATTGACATCATTGCACGACAGCCAACAGACCCGGACCCATCCGTACCTGACTTGCAACAGCCACAGCTTACTCAAGATGTTCATATGCAGGAGCGCCCCGGCGACATGGACGATGATGCTATCGACATCGTAAATGCAGACCCAACTCACAAACTTGATGATGGCGCATCTTACATGCAAGCATTTCTCGATCCAGATGGCATGAATAATTCCCGACGTAGAAAGTCAGTGCTGCGTGATAGCGGTCTGAAAACAGTTGGGGATGCATAATGATACAGCCTATTCCGATGTCCTACAACACACCCACCAGTAGCACTCAGAATATTGGCGATAGCAACGGCCAGGATATCATGGAGCAAGCCAAACAAGCCCATGAAGAGAAATGGCCGCATGATAAGCGTGTGGCCTATCACCAGGCACATCCCGAAAATTTCGCGGGTGAAGGCATGTCATTTCCTATCGAGGATGCTACTGATGTAAAGCATGCGGCGCAGCTCCACGGCCAGTCACACGATGCAGACAAGGTCAAAGCGAAGATCATCAAAATTGCCACGGAGATGAAGCTTGATCAGGCACTACCAGATGAGTGGAAGTTGACGCCTGGAGCACAGAAAACAGGGCCAGTTAAGGAGGCTCAAATACAGATTGAGCCACGTATTACTGAGTCACTGGATGCTGGCCAGGCTGGGCATGATGTAAGAGTGACGGTCATACAAGGCGGAACATCGATCAATGGCTACGCCTACGATAATGCAGCGCTCCAACAGATAACCAGAATGATCGAAGGGGCCCAGGCTTACGCCGATCATGGCAGAAGTGCAGCGGACGAGGCGACCCGATCAGTGCGCGACATCGTTGGCTTTTACCACGATGCCGCATTCGTGTCAGCCAGCGGAGCACAACCAGCAAGGGTTGATGCCACGCTGCACATCTTTGATGCAGCCGATTGGCTGTGGAAGATCATTCACGAGAGTGTGCTGCTAGGCAAGCCTAATCTAATAGGGTTGTCCATTGATATATTCGGCCAGTGGCAGCAAGAGAACAATTCAAAGAAGGTCACGAATGTAAAGCAGCTTAACAGTTGCGACATTGTGACCAGGCCGAGCGCAGGCGGCTCCGTCCAGCGCATATTACACGACCTGCCCTCTAACAAGAGCGAGCAACTACAAGGAGGAAACACCAGCATGGAGGAACTTAACACTACTACTACACCGCAGAGCGATCCACCGGCACAGCCGCAGATAACACAGACACCACCACCAGCGCCTGCCACTCAGCAAATACAGGAACAGACTCAGCCATCATCAACTATGCTTGAGCAGCATACGCGCATGATGGAACAATTGCAGGGCCTGGAGGCGCAGCGCGTTGAGGTCGAGAAGTTGATGCAGCAGGCCAAGATGGGCAATGCTCAGTTGATGCTTGAACGCAAGTTGCACGAGAGCATTTTACCTGCTGCTATCAAGGGACAACTCAAGGAGCGCTTTACTGGGCGCATCTTCGAGGAGAGCGAGCTGGATAACGAGATGATCAGCGCGCTAAACGTCATGGCGCAATTAGCCAGAGATGGCATTGTCCGAGGTCACTCCTATGAGAAAAGTGAAATCAGCGGGCAGGTTACGGAGGCCGAGAAGGTTCAAGCAGCCTTCGATAGAATGTTCGACCTGGATATCGATACCACCAAGTTGGGCAATATCAGGGGTTTTGGTGGCGTCAGAGAGGCATATCAACGGGTCACAGGCGATCCTTCTTTATATGGCGGCATCAGCAGTAATACTAGCCTCGGCAATATTCGCGTGAGTGAGAGCGCTCCAATGGCGCGTATCACTGAGGCTGATACCACAACGGCTACTTTCTCTTACCTGCTTGGCACCAGCATGAATAAGCGCCTGCTAAAAGACTATCAGGCGTGGCCTGCTGAGTGGCAAAAATTTGTAACGATTGTTCCAATCCGCGATTTTAAACAGCAAACTCGCGTGCGGTTGGGCGCATTCGCATCGCTGTCAACCGTGGCAGAGGATAGCGCCTACACCACGCAGACGCTAACTGATAGCGCGGCTACATATGTGCCAACCAAGCGCGGCAACCTGGTTACTGTGTCACGCGAGACAATCATCAATGACGACCTGCAGAGCATCAAGCAGATCCCCACTAAGCTCGCGGTGGCGGCAGCTTACACTCTGGCCGAGTTCGTCTACGCCTTCTTCCTGAACAATCCCAACATCTATGATGGTTCGGCCCTGTTCTTGACAGGAGCGCCACACAGCAATCTTGGCACAACTGCACTAAGCAGCGCGGCGATCCAGACAGGCGTAACCGCTATGCGTGAGCAAACAAACTTTGCTAGCAAAAGGCTTGGGTTGCGCCCACGGTTCTTAATTGTTCCACCCGAGCTAGAGTTCACGGCTATGGTGGTCACTAAGAGCGCGGGCGTGCCGGGAAGCAATAACAACGACATCAACCCGATGCTAGGGTATGTAACCCCGATTGTGTCGCCACAGTTAACGAGCACGACACAGTGGTTCTTGAGTGCTGATCCACGTGAAATCGACACTATCGAAATTGGCTTTGTGGGTGGACAGTGTAATCCTGCTTTATTCATTCAGGACAGTCCCCTATTAGGGCTCAACTTCTCAACTGACGCAATCTCTTATAAAATTAGGCATGAATACGGAGGTTGTGTAACAGACTACAGAGGATTATACCGAGGTATATAGATATTACGGGCATAATGTATCATCAAGCAGTCATAGGAAATTAAGATGAGTGTGCTACAAACAAAAAGACAACCTATCATCTTGGACAGGTTGCCAGGAAGCCAAAACAATCAGAATAGCGGAGGTTGGTCAGCTTGCTGTTTTGCAAGCTTGTTGGCAAGTCTTGTTGCCTTCTGCTTCGCTATAGACTCAGGCGTGCGTGTTTTGCCAAGGTGGGAAGCACTCAGCTTAGCAACATGCTCAGGTGCAAGCTTTCTACCACGATGGAAGGCTGCGGTTTTAGCAATAGCTTCAGGAGATCGATTTTTACCAGGCTTACCACGTTTAGCAGCACTCATCTTAGCCTTATGCTCAGTGGTAAGCTTTTTACCTGTATTAGCAGCACTTAATTTTGCACGCTGCTCAGGAGTAAGTTTTCTACCACGAAGAGAGGCTGCTCGTTTCTCTACAAGTTCAGGCGATTGCTTACCAGTTGACTTACCACGTTTAGCAGCACTCAGTTTAGCTCTTGTTTCAGGGGAACGATGTTGGCCTGTATTGGCTATACGTGCAGCCTCAGTAGCTTTAGAAACACTAACTCTTAGTTTTGCAAGATACTCCGGTGTCCTTTCCATGCCAAGAGTGCTACCAGCCACACGGGCAATATTATATTGCGGGTTAAGCCCATCAATATAACGCTGCTCTACCGAAAGAAGATCTTCAACGTGCTTAACGAGATCAATAACAACAAAACAAAACTTGTCAGGTCCATAAAGGTCATAGGCACGTTGCAGATGGGAATTAACATGTTTACCTGTTCTCAAAGCACTAAGATGATCACTCTTTCGTCGAAGGAGATCCACAGACGAGCCAACATAAAAATTGCTATTGGACATATTAACAATGGCATATATGCCAGGGGTGGAGGGAACAACATTCACTTGAGAGGTGTCGTGAGGTACAATGATATCCATAGTGAGGGTCAACTCCTTACTATCACGCTCCCGGTTGTTTCAGCAATGCGGGGGCAAAACATTATTACCTCATCAGTATACCACACATCAGGTTTAAAGCCATTATTCATGTACTAATCTACTATAGAACAGTAGACATTTTAAGGAGGCAATAATGCATAAAACAATGGGGAGAGGATAGATGGGAGTACCAAACACCAAGGAGAGTACATTCACTGATGGAGTAACAGACCGTTTGAACATAAACACTTCAGTCGGTCAAATAGAAGTACCTAATGCAACCCCGATTGTGTTTTTTTCGGACGCCTATACCTCGCTCACAGGGCAAATAAAAAACGGGACACTAGCCCCAGCCATCAGCGCCACAGCGGCAGCCATCGCCACCAGCGGCACAGTTACAACAGCCAGCGTTGGCATAGCTCGATTAAACCCGGCCAGCGCAGTAACAGCAATAGTCATGCAGGCAGGGACGTTCACAGGTCAGCAGTGTTGGCTTATCAATGAGGCAGTTGCGGCCAACTCTATTACCTTCGATGTGAGCGGAACCAGTAACGTAGCAGATGGCACGAGCGATGTCATCCCGGGGCTACAGGGGCGGCTCTATGTCTGGGATGGAGCTAAGAGCTTGTGGTATGCCACTCCGCAGCTCGCAACAGTGACAGCACTTGTTCAGAGTGGCACTGCTGCGGCTACGGCCTCGTCAGGCTCAATTACAACGGCCAGCGTTGGGGTTGCGCGTGTGTCGCCTGTAGCAGCGATCACGAGCGTTATATTGCAGGCTGGGACAGTTGCCGGTCAGCAATGTTGGGTGCTCAATGAAGCGGTTGCAGCTAATAGCGTGACATTTGCGGCCAGTGGCACAAGTCATGTAGCGCAAGGAACTGACTGTATCATCTATGGGCTACAAAGCCGCTTGTTCGTGTGGGACAGCAGCACGAGCCTCTGGTATGCGGCAACTTCATTCAATGTAAACGGCACAATAGTATTCCCATCAGGAGGACCTGGAGACCCAGGTGGTGGTGGCACCATCACGACCAGCGGGGTGGGCGTTGCACTACTCAATCCAGCCGCGGCACGCACAGGCGTGATTATGCAGGCAGGTGGGTTTACCGGGCAGATATGCGTGGTGGCTAATGAAAGTGCTGCAGCCAAGTCAATTACCTTTGATGTGGTCGGTACTTCAAACGTGGCGGATGGCGTAAGCAATACCATCTGGGGAGGTCAGTCTAAGGTCTTTGTGTGGGATGCTGGGATATTCGCATGGGTGACGGTTTCTACTCTGGTTAGCGGCACGATAGCCACCGTAGTTAGCGCCACAACTCCAGACCCAGGCGGGAATGGCACCATAGCGACGGCAGGCGTAGGGGTGGCACTTACAACACCTGCAGCAGCCAGGACAGGTATTATTCTAGGCGTTGGCACAATTAACGGCCAGGAGCTTACAGTCATCAATCAGGGCACAGCAGGTAACTCGCTAACTATGGCGGCCAGCGGAACCAGCAATGTAGCAGACGGAACATCAGATGTGATATCTAATTTTACGGCTGCTAAGTTTGTTTGGAATAGTACAGCGGCTTTATGGTATCGCGTAAAGGCATCATAAGATGGGATTTACGAACTCGGACGGTTCGGATCTTATTGGAGGTCTCAATCCATCATGCATCGGCCAGGCGCTGGAGGTCGATGCCAGCGGCAGATTGATAACGCAGGATTTTATCAGACAGGCGGTTATTGCTGGGCAGGATTTCATAGTGAATAATACCAGCCCCAGCTTGAATGCGAACACGTATGCTCTAAGTGTGTTCAATCCTGCGAACTCCGGCAAAAGCATTTTGATCTACTCGGTCAGGATGGCTAACGGTGGAGGCCCTAGCATACAGCAATTAACAACAGGAACAAGCGATCCAGCCTATGGCAATTCAGCTACGCCAATAAATACAAAAATAGGTGGGGCAGCTAGCGCGATAGCTACACATGTCACATATGCAACAACAAATCAATCGGTATCGGGCACAGTACTCATAATAGAGCCAGGCCCGCAGAACACGCCGGTTGAGATGCTATCAGCGCCGGTACTTCTACCAGCGGGTAGTGCTAAAGGCCTGATTGCTTTCATGACGACGTTTAGCAATGGCTATCTAGCTCAGTCTATGCGCTGGATCGAGTTCTAATATTACAGATCTGATTTAGTTAAGACTAACTTTACTGGATCACATATGCTCACCAGGTCGATTTAGTTGAAACTAACTTTACCTGGTTAATTATGGAGGAAACTAAATTATGAGTCTCATGGAAGAAGCACGCTTGAATGGGTTAGGTTGGTATGAAGGTGGCGAGGTTGCACCAATCGGCTCGTATTGGGCACCTGCAGTAAACTGCTACATTCAGAGCGCAAGCGATCAGACGCTTCCTCTGATAAATACCTGGATTAAGGTAACGACAAGCGGCACGTCAACGGGAAGCCAGATTGCTACGGCTATCAACGGTATTGTAAGCGGACTGGCTTACACAAGTAGCAACTTGCACAGCTACACAAGTGCAGATCTGAGCACCGCACCAGGTACCGGCGCAAACGACGCTTGATCATTGTATGGTAGGGGCAATCAATCATACCGGTTGCCCCTACCGCGCCCGGCGACCAACAGGGAATGATAGAAGGGCAGGTAGGGGAGGCATGACCACAACACTACACCACGCTCCAGTAGTAACACTAAGATCTTTACTGCACACCAGCAAGACACCAACAACCACAAAACGAGGCAAGAGCACAACACGCACGGTCAGGGAGGTCATCAAGCGCGGGGTGCTCGTCTCATTCGCGCCAGCCACCTACACCGCCAGTATCCTCATCCTGGAGGCCACAAGCACCTATCTTCAGAATATCCCGATAGCGAACCATGTCGATGGAACGAGCGCGGTATACGGGGCTTTGTGCGCGGTGTTGTTTTTCGATGAGCAGAACCTGAGCGATGCCGTTGTGATTGCCATGTACCCCAACGGAGCACAGGGCATACCAGTGCCCGCCCCTGGTCGCGTCGTGTTCGTGACAGGCTTCCAACAGGTGAACGGGAGCACAATCAACTCAGGAACGACCAGCAACTTCCAAATAACTGGCAATGGTGGCATCCCAACAGGAGCACTAGGTATTGTTTATGCTGCCAATTTCACCAGCCCAACCACCGGAACCTATATACAGATAGGTCCACATGGGGCTACGTTGTCAAACTATCAGGCGCTGGGCAATCTGGAAGTAGCTAACAGCTTCTTAAATGCTAATGGCATTGTGCAGCTTGATAGCAATGGCAAGATCGATATTCGGGCCAATAGCGGGAATTGTACAGTCAGTCTCTACACACAGGGATACATACAGTAGGTGGGCGAATAGGGGGTGAATAGATGATAGATCAACAAGCACAAAAGCCGGAATGGTTCAGCAAAAACGAGCGATCCAGGAGAAGGCACGATACTCTTACGCGCATAAATGACCAGGTTGATCGTGCCGAGAGAATGATTAAGCAGTTGCTTGATGGAGTGGACATCAGCGAGTTGACAGCTTTCGAGCGCATAAACACGAGTCTCAAGTTTATGAGCCAGCACTCCAGATTGATGATGCTGCGTCAGACTTGCGAACTGGACGAGCCAGAGAATGCTAGCGCGTTGATGATAGAGGCCTTCCAGCGGCAACTGCGTGGAGAGATGGTTGCGCCGCCAGTCGATGACGAGGGCACACATGGTTAGATCGTTAAGTGGGACACTCACAACGGCAGTGGGAGCCAAGACAAGGATACCAGCCGTAACACTCTCAGCTCAGGACCAGGTGATGCACCTGCAGAATACTGTCACAACCAGCAATACAGATGCATTCAGTAGCGCATGCGTGGCAAATGATGGAAGCATCATAAGGGTACGGCTAACGAGAGATCCAGCCGGTATCACAACATTCTCACAGAATTTTCAGTGGCAAAGAATAACAGATGTGACGAGCGCTAGCCAGTGGCAGACATGGACAACGCTAACAGGTGGCAGCGGAAATATGGCACAGGATAGCGGGTGCGCTGTCTCCAACAATAGCGGGACGATCAGAGCATTCGCACAGCAGGGCACCGGAGGAAACGCTATCTTCACCTGGTCCAGCACGAACAATGGTACGAGCTGGAGCGGATCAGCCACGACAGTGTTATCACCACCAGCAGCAGGACTTACAAAGGGGATAAGTAGCGCAGGGAACAATGATGTGTTTTTCCTCTATGATGTTGTTGCAGGCGACGCTATTGGCTCGTCTGTGTTCTCAGGTGGCGCATGGAGCGCACTTCAGACGTGGAGCCTACCAGCCATAACATATGTAGGAAATGATTCAGGATTAGCAGTAGTATGGCATAGCGCAGACTCGCTTTACTATGTGATCTACTCTGATTTCTACGCGCTACACTTAGCAACAGCCACATCAAATAGAGTGACATGGACAGCGCTGCAGGATATTGCGCCTTCCGTCAATGGAGCAAACATCATAAGGATCGTGCCACAAATAGCCTTGTTTGATGGCATCTATAACATGATTTGCACTGAAATTGACAATGGGACATATACAGGGACCGCATACAAATATCCAAGAGTAAGACAGAGCATTGATCTGATACATTGGTCCAATGGCTTCATATTAGAGGATATGAGCTATTATTTCGGTGCGACTATTCAGAAGGCACAGACCCCCAGCGACACAAGGCAGAAGTACGTTGTGGCCACCATGACGAAGGTGTTCTACTCCAATGCATATCTACAGAGTGATGCTACACAATACGCTGATATGAGCGCGAAGATCATTGAGTATAAAAGATCGGACGATATAAACAAGCCGAGCACGCTAGCAGTTGCATTAGACAATGCTGGAAGCGCCATAACAAGCCTGGTCAGCAACTATGGTGTGACATACGAACCGTTTGGATTGAATAATAAGCTCGTGTTGAGCGAAGGGTATAAGACCGGATCGCCACCAACGACGGTCGAGGTAGTCAACACTGGCACCTACAGAATTAAGGCCATTATCTTCGAGCGCTCGCCAGGCGTTAATCATATCGTGTTAGAGGCATTGGATTTATCGCATGTGCTTGATCACAAGAATCGCTATCAAGTAACTTACATAAATCAGACCTTGAGCTACATGATCAAGGAAGTATGCGCTAAGGCTGGGCTGCTAAACATATCAGTACCAAGCACAAGCCAGATGAGCACCAACATAGTCGCATTTATCTTGCATGCTGGACAATCGTATCGCGCAGTACTAGACGAGCTATGCAGGATTGGATGGCTGGAATATTACCTCGATCAAACGGAAACGATGATCTTCAAGGAACTGGCAAGCGGAGATACAAGTGTGTGGACATACACACCGGAGATCGAGACGCTTGTCCTGGGCAGCGATGATATTCGCGGCAATCACGTGGTTGTGACAGGTCTACCGCCGGTGAGCTCTTTTCTATGGTCAGTGACCAACGGCGAGGCGTACGACACAACACACGCGCACGTGACAGGTCAGGAGCGTGTTGAAATAGATACAGATACAAAGCTTATTACAGCCGGACTATGTGCAACTAAAGCCGCATTCATACTCGCCCAGGAGGAACGCGACCAGGTAGCGCATAGCGTAACGGTTCCGCTCAATCCGGCATTACAGTTGGTTGATGTGGTCACATTGAATGACCAGGCTCCACTGGTCGGCACGAGTCAGAGCGCGGTGGCCAGGATCTTTAAGGATGAAGTGCATTACTTGCCGGAGAAAGCAATTTTTGAGATGAAGCTAGATCTAGAGGGAGTTTAGTAGGGATGAATACAAGCGGAATTATTAGCAACGTGGTTTTATTATTATTGCCAATCTTTATAGCTGTTTCACTTTACTGCTATAAAGCGATCGAACAAAACCTGCCTGAGAAGCAAAGAGCAGCGCTGACAGAGATTACTCGAATGGCAGTCTATAGCGTAGAGCAGCAGTATAGCAGCGTGGACAGCGAGCACAAGAAGAATGCCGCGGTGAACATGGTAGGCAACATATTCAGGGCGTTCAAGTTGCCAATTCCTGAGATGTATATTATTAGCGCAGCCATCGAGGCCTGCATACTGGAGATGAATATGTTTCAGAATGGCAGTGGCGGGGATGATCTCCTACCAATATTCAACCCGCGCTCGCCACTACCGTTTCATCCAATGACGCCAGCACCACCACCTACGCAGCTCCCGCCATCGCAACCGAGCACGCCACTACCAGCGGGACCAACTACAGGAGGAGACAATCATGCTTCTTAGCGATGTCGAAACGATGGTACGTCAAGATCTGTTCGACACTGGCGCGACGAGGTGGCAGACAAGCGACATCGATAGAGCCATCGATAAAGCAGTAGACAGGTATAGCGCCTACTATCCTAACGTGGCCTTTACGGACATGCAGATGCAGCCTTATCAAAGGACTTACCCATACCCAACACCATGGAATGCTAGCTACCCGGTCATGTGGATTGAGAAAGTACTTTATCCGTTGCAGGTGTATGGCAGCGGGTACGCAGCACCCACATCAGCACCAAGCGCGGCTAAGACGGCAGGCGCAGGGTTAAGCTCAGGCGTTTATCAGTATCTCTGTACATATCTCACGCAGGGAGGCGAGACAACAGCAGGCGCAACTGTGAGCGTAACCACAACTACAGGAAATGACCAGGTCAGATTGACTACTATACCAATCGGGCCAAGCCAACCATTGCAGCCAGGAATAGCGACCAACAATATTATCGGCAGAAACATTTACAGGACAAAGGTGGGAGCCAGTGTGTTCTTCCTTCTGACGGCGATCCAGGATAATACCAGCACTACGTATACAGATGCTACGGCTGATAGTAGTTTGACTGGCCAGCCATCTCCTCCCACGGTTAATAGTAGCGGAGTTATGATATGGCAGCCACAAGAGCGCGCTTTCTCGGAGTACTCCAATCTGTATGACTCAAATACCGCGCTTGCAGCAGGCGGCAACATGGGAGCAATGGGCGCGGTAGGGCGAACAGGCGCGGACCCGACAAACCTGACTTCGCCCAGCTTCACAATCAATATGAGCCCAACTGAGTTACCCAAGGATAACACTCTGATAATGAGAGTGTTTTACGCCAACAAGCAGCAACTTGATAGTAGCGGGAGCACGATACCAGAGATCCACAGGGACATCATTGTACTGGGTGCGGTCGCTTATTGCATGGAGGCTTACCAGGTGCCGACCAACGATAACTTTGATTTTCAGGATGGGGGGCTGCGTGATCGTATAGATGATACCCAGATCCCCAAAAATTGGCTTGCAATGACACAGGTAAGGATGAAACAGTTCGAAGATAGACTTACCGAAATTAAACAACAGAGGGACTTCGCATCTTCATCTCGCGCCAACTGGGGCGATATACCGTATCGTTATACAAGATTGTAGGGATGGGTAGAGCTTATAGATAATGAAGACGTGGAAGATAATCTACTACATCGGGGATAAAATCTATGATGTAGTAGAGTGCAGGTATCAAAGAAAACCCCATCAGCTTGCAAAGTTATGGATGGGGTTAGCTGAACGTTTTACAGTTGAGGAGGTTAGGGAGGATGGATCAGACACTATATAATGTCACCAGCATTGTGAGCACAGTCCTAATTATAGGCACAATCATAGGAGGATTTCTCGCAGTGCGCAACGGTTTTATGAAGGCCACCAGCGAAATGCAGAAGAACGCGGGTGACTATCAGGCGCAGGCCATCAGCGCGCTACGCGAGGAAGTGACGACGCTACGCGCAAAGCAAAATGACTTGCATAACGAGAATATAAGACTACAGCAAGTTATACAGACAATATGCGAGGCGTTGAAACTAAGGGATATTGTTATCTCCATAGATGGAACGATGGTGAATATCCGCGACAACGGGAACAGCACCACGTCCAGAATACACGAGAGCCAGGTGAATGGTGTGCTGGAATTATTTGATAGCGACAAACAGCAGTTTGGTTTTATATCGCAGTTAAACAGCGCGCCAGGGGTAGAGACGAGCCAGGTGATGAAGCCCATCAGCCAGCAATTTAGGAACC